TTTAAGGGGGCATTGTTGAATGTTTTAAGGGGGCAGAATCGCTTGGTTTTAGGGGGCAGCTTACACTGGATTTTCCAACCGCCATAAGTTCAGCACGTGAATAAAGAACTTTAGAACGTATAGAGCTACCGCCCCGGATAGTAGAAACTCTACCGTCTTTCAGCCATCGTTTCACCCGGCATTCTTGGAATAATCTATATGCTTCACGCTGTGAAATGAGGTCTTTTGCCGGGGTAGTCTGCTTGATATAGCTGGCAGCACCCAAAGAAGCCATTTCCATACAGAGGTTCTTTAGTTCGTACAGTTCCATTTGAATTGCCATCGGTCAGTCCTTTTTATAGCGGTTCTTAAAATATTCCCTAATACTTATTATCCCATACTCATTATCGGTATAGAATACCCATGCCAACCAAAAACAAGCTATAGCAGTAAAGAAGTGGAATGAGGCACCATAAAATAATGCCCCAACGAGGGCAATAATGCCAAGAAGTAGCGTAACGCTACATTGGATAAGGTTTGCTAAAATTTCTCCTTTCATCGGTGTTGCATTTATTATTTAAAAAGATTGTTAGTCATAGCATACCGCATAAATTCCGCCATTGAATGTACACCTACCTTTCGGAAACTGTTTTTTCTATGGTTGTTCACGGTATTTAAAGAGATAAACAGCTTTTCGGCTATTTCTGAATCGCTTTTCCCATCATAGAGCATTCGCATAACTTCTATTTGCCTATCTGACAACTTAGAGTTAAATTTAGGAGCGCAAATAACTTTGTCATGTTTGCATTCTCCACGTAACGGACAACCCACAAACTCAAAATTAAAGTTCCAATTCTCATCTACATCAATCATGTTGTCATATAGACCGAAGTTGCATTTTATGAATCTGCGAACTGCTATAAAATCCCGATACCTCTTGTTGTTTGAATTTTTAGAGTATCTATCCATAAGCGCATCGTATGCTTCGGGGTAAAATTCCCTTAGTATAGACAAAAAAGTTTGGATAAAGTCGGTATCAGTTTCTTTCAACTGCCTTTCGGCTTCTCCAATAGGGCGCATAGTAACTTCACCCTCTGGAGTGGTGTAGAACTCGATAGCTTTCATACAGTAGGAAATAAAATATCGGCAGGAACACCAAGTTTTTCACTAATCATCTTTTGTTTGAGGGCATCCGGCTTTTGCACACCATGAATCCACATTCGCACCGTCTTGGTACTACACATACATAGAGCAGCTATTTCCTCTACAAACTGAGTCTTTGGAGCTTTTACGGCACTCCTTTCGGGCAATCCTTTGTAAATCTGAATAAAAGACCGATAGTCTTTTTGGGTTACTTTTTTCATTTTATTCAATTTATATGTTTTAGAAACACGCTTTTTGGCTATATTTGTAATGTTATTTATTTAATTACGCAACAAATATAGGCTATATATCCGAATATAGCAAAATAATTTGAATATATTTTCTACAAAAATATTCTATTTACATGCAACGATTTGATTTAAAAAGATTTAGAGTTGATAGAAAACTTACTCAAAAAGAGTTAGCAGAGCTATTAATGTGCCAGCAAAACTATATTTCAAATATAGAGAACGGAATCAAACCAATATCAAAAGAAAAATTGGATATATTGCAGTCTAAATTCGGTGATATTTCAAAATATTATTCAGATATATTACCAAAGCAAAATACGATATTAAAAGAAGTAACCCCTGAAGAGTTCATGCTTGCTGGTGCCGATGCCTTTTCCAGACAAATCGTAAAGATGATGAATGACAAACTAATTGCTCCTTATGGAATATTAGCAGAAAAAGATAAGGAAATAGAGCGGTTAAATAGATTAATAGGCAGATTACAAAATGAAATAGAGGAACTCAAAAAGGGAGGTGTCCAAACGGAAAATCCTGCCGAATGTGCCAATGCCGTATAGTGTTTGGGTTAAAGCAAAGCAAGTATTGATATGGAAAAGTATTACAGAATGGTTATAGACCTATACAAAGAAACTCTTTTTATTAACCGGGTAAACCCCAATAAAGTATTAGACGCGCAAAGGGAAATAGCTAACGCCATCACTACGGCTATAATAACCAATGAGTCTACAGATGAATTAGAGTTACTGAAATCTGATATAGAGAATTTAAAGAAGCATATACCACAATGAATACCGTCATAAGCAAGCAAATCATGGAAAGGTTCTATAGTGCACTGGATGCCATTATAGCCATGAAGAAAATAAGAGGAGTAAACACATACTGTAGGCTTAACAACATAGATAGAAGAAATTTTATTGCACAAAGAAAAGACTTGGAACGTGGCTGGTTTCAATTATCTTGGCTACATCCTATGGTTAAGGAATATGGAGTAAGTGCCAAATGGCTACTTGCTGGGTTTGGAAAAATGTTTGAAGAATAAAAACAACCCCATACAAACATTATTAGCTTATATGGGGTTATTTCTTCTAAATATTCCATATCATAAATTTTCCAACCACTTCTTACCAGACTTGGTATGTGACCAAATTACCAATGCAGAACCTACAACACTGGTAATTAAAAATATTATCGTTAAGCCATCCATATAATTACAAACTTTTCAGCCATTTTTTCCCTGGCTTTGTATATAGCCATATAAGAAAGGCTATCCCGATAACAGTTCCTATTATATAGGTCATAGCAAGCATATCCATAAAACCTCCTATTTTAAAATTTTATTTCCAATCATAGCAAATACAACAGTAAACATTACACCCCCAACTAAGACAGACCATGCAACACTATTGTTTACATTAGCAGATAAAGGTGTAATCCAACTAACAAAAAGACCAGCAAAAGCCAATTTTGCCAAATCAAAGAAGAATTTTCCAAGCGTTTCACGCCTTACCTTATCTTTCTCCTTGACTTCTTTCTTAGCTTCTTGTTGTTCACTCCAATTACCCATATAAACTACTATTTTCTACAAAGATACAAAATCTCCGTTTATTTGGAGATAAAAACCTGCATATTTTTGATACATCATTATAAATATAACACTGCAAGACTATTTTTATAACATATAATTATTTATATTTGCTGCTGAATTAAAATATCACTAAATAGCATTGGCTATTGTTGTAGGGATTAAGAAAACGACCAAATTTCAGAAACAGCCCTCAGACAATCGGCTAATGCCTGCGCTTTGCGTGGGCATTACTCTTGTATGGGCTGTTAGGTGCTTGGTCGTACCTCTTAATCCTCGGAGTAATCCCACGCTTTCGTGTGTATTACAGTAGCCCGCTAAGTATAACCGTTAAATACACACTTATGAAAAAAAAATTAGTAATGCTTTGCCTGATAGCTTTGATAACAGGAAATTCTTTTGCTCAAAACACGTATAGTGAAATTGGGGTTAAAACTGAATACATAACAGAGGTTAAGGGCTCAAAAGATTATTTGTTTTTAAATGCCCAACAATGGGCGAGCACTAATACTACAGAGTGGAATTCGTCTATTGACACAAGCGATAAAGAAAGCGGAACAACCATTTTAAAAGTTTCCTCATACCTATCTTCCCAAAATGGAGTTAACAACTACTCTAAAATCAGAGTTAACATGAATGTGAAAATTGATTGTCGAGAAAACAAATATCGCATTATATTCTCAAACTTCACATCAAACGTACGCCCTGATAGAAATGTTAGCACAGAATATCTTTCCACAAGTTCTTTAGAAAGTATGATTGAAGAATTAGAGATGATTACCAAATTGTCTGAATACGATTTCGACAAAGAAACTTCATGGAGTTATGATAACATCATTAAAGTACGAGAAAAGTATATTCTCCAAAATAAGGAGTACAAAGAAGAAATACTAACATTTGATAGCAATTCAAGAAAAGGGAAAAAAGAAATTAAATACCGAGACGAGTGTATAAAAGAAAATGAGATTATTATTTCTTATTTAGATTACATCCTAAAAGGATTTGGCGATAAAGTCACTGAAATAAACAATTCCATCAGCAAGGTAATGAATGTAAGTGATGATTTTTAATACATAGAGGCGGCGCAATCAGCACCGCCCTATTTTATTACAACAATCTTAATTGCCCGTCACGAATGATGAAAATAACAAATTCTCTACCTTTTGCAGTCCAAACAACACCATAATTATAACGTTTACGCCTTGGATTGGATTTATCCCTGTACGGATATGCTTTCATGGTCATAAACCCTCTATCCGCATAAATTGATGATACAATCCATTGACTGCCGGATTTCCGCAATATACCTTTGGATTCAAGCGTTCTATTGAGTGACTGAGCCGTTAAATGCAATTCTTTGGCTATATCCTTTGTCGTGTATGTCTTTCCCTCAACGGGTGGCATACACATGGAACACGATTGAGATACGGGCTTATTTAAGCTCATTAGAGCTGATATTTTATTTTCAGCTACAGAAACCCTTAGGCGAGCCTCTTTTAATTCCGTGAGGGCTTTAATTAAGCTGTCAGGGTCATTCAACGCATTATCCAACGTGCCGGGCATTGCCGTAATACCGTATTTTAATATTTCTTTGATGCGGTCGTTGCACCAAATGGCAAAAGCAGGACTAAGCCAACGGGCAAACTCCAAAGCTACATCTTCGTGAAGCCATGTGCCTTGCTCACCATTTCCACCTTGTTTTATTTCTACCAAACCCGTTAGGGGAATTGTCCTAACGGCTGATAATGTGGATAAAAACTCTTTGGTTGATTTGTTGGATAGCCAATCTTTGGCAAGTTTACCAAATGGCTTCGCCATCTGTGTAGCATTTACCATCGTAGCCTCTCCTACCTGAAACGTGATGGGGTTACCGTTGTAGTTGAAAATTTTGTTTTTCATAGCACACCCTCCTTTCTCATGTAGCGCACTACTTTCATACCACTAAGCCTTGCGGCTATTTCATACATGGTTCTAAGCCCATCTAATGTAAGCGGGCAATACATTTGGCTTGTTTGGGTAGCCACACCTTTGTTTCTTGTTTTCATCGTTTAGCAGTTGATGATTATATTATGGCAAAAAGAAGCGGTATTGCCTTTCCCGCTGCTAAACGTCTTTCGACAACGTGGGTGCATTAACACTCCACACGGGGGTACAATACCGCTATATAGTAGTCTTACGACACTTCAAGACATAAAAAATGCCCGACCTACAAGGAACAGGCTATCTACCTGTTGCCGAAAAAAACGTTTAGCATCACAAAGGTAGGAATTATTTTCTAATCGGCAATAAAGAAACGAAGTTTTTTATTCTTCCCCCACACCCCTATTTCATATACATACACTCTATTAATATAATATATTATTATAGTATATATGTTATCCTTTGCAAATTTCTCAAAATTTTGCTTAGGCAAAAATAGGCTTTTAATTTACTGAAAAGCAACGCCATACAAATTTTGCTTAGGCAAACGCAAAAAGGCTATATTTTTGCTTAGGCAAAATAACGCTTATAATTCACTGAATTTCAAATATTTACAAATTTTGCTTAGGCAAAACGCTATTTTCAGGCTCAAAAACAACTATTTTATTGATTATCAATATATTATATTTTTTGCTTAGGCAAAATCGTTTTGCTTAGGCAATTTGCTTAGGCAAAATTCATAACTACTTGATTATCAATTACAACACGCATTTAGAGGATAGACAAACACCTATTAAAATTTTGCCTAAGCAAAAATAGGCTCATAAACCACTGAACTATAATAGCTTACAAATTTTGCTTAGGCAAAATGCGCTTATTTTGGGAGTATATTTCTATTCTTTCACATCATCCAAATTTAGCTTGACATAATCCAGCACCTTTCTATTAGCTTCGTCTATCGGCTTCCACGACTTTTTTATATAGGTGTCTGTTATCCTCATTTGTCCGTCCACATGATTAAGTGCCGTATGTACGGTATATTTATCAATACCGACATCGTTTAGTGCAATAGTAGCCCACGTATGCCTTGCTGCGTAAAATTCCAAATCTTCTTCACCTATTATCTTGCCTATCCTTTTTAGCCCTTGGTTGAGTGCAGCCGAAAAAGCATTGACGGTTGGGAACTTTCTATAAAAGAGAAAAACACGCTCTCCCGAATCATCCCTATACTTATCAAAAAGGGCTTGATATTCCGGCTCTATCTTGATGGATATTTCAGCATGGTCAGCTCTTCTATTCTTTGTCTTAGTACGATTGTACGTTAATCTTCCATCTTTATATTTAGTGCAACTATATAGGTCAACAGCATTCATCCCAAGCAAAGCAAACGAAAGCAAAAACACATCTTTAGCCAGATTGAATCTATTTGTGCCCAACTGTTTGATTTTCGTATATGGAACATTAGCCAATTTACGTAGTGAATCTGTTGATATTGCTCTTTTCCGAGTTAGCTGTTGCTTTGGTAAATCAACATATCGAAATGGCGAGTTTGGTATCCTAATAATTCCAGCATCCTCATCATTGTACTCTTTTTTTGCCCTATTGTGTATTGCCCGGAGCTGCGCAATATATAAATTAGGAGAACGAACACCACCTTTTGAATTATTCCCAATCTGATTATCCACAATCCACCTTATCCAATCGTTGAGAAACTTAACAGTTATCTCATGGATGCTAACCGATTCTCTTCCGACAAAACGCACAAGGCTATTAATTGAAACCCTATACGCATTTGCAGTACCTATATGGTCTGATGATTCAAGTTGCTTAATGTAACTCCTTGCATACGCTACAATATCAAGGTCAAACTTTCCATCTGCCGACTCAGAGGTTATTGCATCCAAGACTTCATCAACACTCATCAAAGAGATTCTTTCGCCTAACCTATCGCATACACTACGATACTTACGTATCATATCATCCGTAGCATCTATATATTTTTGGTTTTTCAGCTTTAAAGTACGGGTCATATCGGACTTATCAACGTAGTATGGTGTTGATATGTATCTACTCAATCTGTTATGGGTAACACGTATTTTTATATTCCAAGTTCCATCCTCTTTTTTATGGTGAGATAATACCGTTGCCTTGAATGTTGCCATACATCGTAAAACATTTGTAAAACATTTCACCGCAAATATACCTATTTTTTGCGGCAAATGAAACAATGTAAAAAGCCGTTCACCTTACATTTACTTCATAAAAACGAAATATACAGCAGCTATCAAACAGAGGAACGCAGCAAAATGATTCCATTGCAAAGTTTCACCCTTAAAAAATACCGTAGTAAATACAGCAAAAATCGTCAATGTTATAACTTCCTGAATTACTTTAAGTTGTATTAAAGAAAATGGTCCTCCATTCCCTATAAAACCGATTCTATTAGCCGGAATTTGGCACGAATATTCAAAAAAAGCGATTGCCCAACTAAATATAATAACTCCGATAAGAGGCAAAGAAGCAAACCAGCTAAATTCTTGCTTCATTTTCAAATGCCCATACCAAGCGAATGTCATGAAGATATTAGATACAATCAATAGCAAAATGGTATAAAATGCTTTCATATAGTGATTAATGATTAGTGATTAATGATTAAT